TAATTCTGTAATTTTAGATTTATATACCGGATTCGGTAAAACTATTATAGGATTATATTTAGCATCTTATTTTAAAAAAACTTTAGTTATTATTTCATATAATGTTTTATATGAACAATGGATGATGAAAATAAATGAATTTAAAATTGATTGTGTAGATGTTGTTAAATTAATAACTGAACATAATAAACCTTTTACACAATTAATAAAAGAATATGATATGATTATTTTAGATGAATGTCATCATGAATTTAGAAGATCTAAAGAATTAATTGAAAGATATGAAATTGAACAATTAATTGGTTTATCCGCGACACCTTTAAAAGACGAAAGAATAGATCAATTATTTAAAAAGATTATTTCTATTCCTTTAGTTCATCGAAAATATATTGTTCAACCAATTAAATTAAATTTTAAATGTACATTAAAAAAAAATAAAAGAGGGGAAATTGATTATACGCTTGCAATGTCGGAATTGATAAACAATCCGGATAGGTTGTATAAAATTGTTAATTTTATTAATGAAAGATTACATTTAAAATCATTAATTTTGGTGAAAAATATTTCTACCGTTGATTATTTAAAAACACATTTAAATACAGAAGATATTTCTACTTTTAAAGGTAACATGAAGAATTTAGATTTAGAAAAGCAGATCGTTATTGGAACTTATCCAAAAATGGGAGTGGGATTAGATACTAATTGTTTTAAAGCATTATATTTATTAGATAATAAAAAAGATATCATTCAAGCAGAAGGAAGATGTAGAAATGATGATATTATTATTTTTGAATTTATTGATTGTGATTATATATTTTTAAAACATTTTTATGAACATTTAAATTTTTATAACAAAAGAGAAGCTACAATTTTAAAACATATTTATTTATAATTCTAATATTAAAATTTTTTTTTTGAAAATTATATTTATTTTATAAAATTGAAAAAAAATATATAAATAAAAAATGTCCTTTTCACCCAAAGATCGTCTCACTTTACAACAAATTCATCAATTATTATTATCACAAAAAACAGAAATTACTCAAATACAAATTACTTTAAAAAATCATGAAAAAATATTGAATAAATTAAATTCAAAAAATAAAAATTGCTCGCTTCAAGAATCAAATAAATATACGGAAACAGAAATGCAATTAAATGGTTTAAGTGATGATTTTAAATTACTGGATATATTACCAGTCGAATCTTTAACAATTGATAAAGAATCAAAGAAAAAAATCTCTATACCTAAAGTAAATTCTTTTCCTATTAATCAAAAAACCTATCGTGAGGTTCTTTTGAATCCTGAACCATCAACAAGAATTTTAAATGGTGTAAAACTCAAGCCAAATAATAAATTTCAAATTACACCTCAATCCGAAGAATTTTTATCAGAAATATCAAATTTAGGTCCATGGTGGCAGCGAATGTTATCAATTTAATAAAAAAATATTCATTATTTTATAATGAATTTTAAAATAAATAATTAAATTAGATGTCATGATAAAATAAAAATTTATTTTTTAAATTTTTAAGATACTTAAAAATGGATTATTTAAATTATACAGAAAGATTATTCAATATTTATAATAAAAAATTTTCTTATATAAATTTAAATAATAAAATCGATTATGTTTCTGAAAAAATTATTGAAAAATTACATCCGGAATCAGTTGAAAATTTTTTTCCAATTGTTAAACAAATATTAAATGTTAATTTTAATGAAGTAGAAAATATCAATGATACGAGTATCATTCACGAATATGAATTCACCATAAAAATGTTAACTTTATATGATGCATCGAATATTTTTTTTAGAAAATTAGATGATGAAATAAAAATAACAAACAGCATTTATAAAAAATACAAAAAATATAAATATGTCGCAAGTGAAATAAATCATACCGAAATTAATTTAATTTTAAATAAAAATGAATGTAAAATTAGAATCAAACATAATTTAGTAGAACTAAAATTTACAAATATTTGGCAAAATGAAAATATTAATAAAATAATAAATTTATTTAATATTTATAATATAATTGCGATAACAAAAACCGACATTAAATTTTATTATGTTAATGATGTTAAAATTATGACAAATGAATTGTACATTATCCAAGATATTTTTTTTACTAATGAATCATACGCAAAATATATTCATATTAATGAAATAAATTTTAATAAATCAGAAAAATTTAAACATCGAATTTTTATTTATAATATTAAATTTTATTTAATTGAACAAATTACAAATTATTTAAATTTTTATAATAAAATTCCATTAAAATTTTCAACAGATGTATTTTTTTTTAAAAATGTTTTAGATAATTTAATGTATGATTTTGAACATAAAAAAGATGATATCATAAAACACTATAAAAATATTATAAAAAATAAAGAAATAAAAAAATTAAAAACAAAACATGAATTATTTAAATTAGTTGAAATAGAACCAAGTATTTTTGGTAAATCAACAAGATATTCTCAACAATGTCAAAAAAAAAGACAACCTAGTATTGTTAAAGATCGTCAAGCATTTATTATTTCTTTAACAGAAACTTTAAAAAAATTTTACAAAGATAATGAAAATTATCCTTATGAAGAAGATAATTTAATTATCAAAAAATTTTTTAAATCAAAAAATATTAAATCTCTAGATGATTTAATCCATATTGAAAATATTAATGGAATCGATAGAATGTTTGTTTGTTTAAGGGGCAATCTTACAAAATTATTTCCTGGATATATTAGCGACACAAATATTATTTGTTGTTTTGATAAAAAATGTTTAAAAAATGCACAAAAATTATTATCGCATATTCTAAAAGAAGATAAAGTTCTTGAAGACAAGAGAATTGGTTATTTACCTCATCTTATTTCTGATATTATTGGAAATGAATATAAAAGATTTGGATATAAAGATTTATATTCTATTTTATATGAATTATATAAAATGGATACTTCTTTAATTATCTCCAAACATGGTAGAGAAATATTAAATTTTGATATTGAATTAAATGATTTAATTTTAAGTCGAAAAACTAAAGGGCATACCATAGCCTATAAATCAAAAGAAATAGAATTTTATTTATCGAATGAAAAGATTGTTGAATATTTAAAAAAAAGAAAAAGTAATATTTTAAACATTTATGCCGAAGAATTTAAAAATGATTATAATATTTTATCATTTATTTTTAAAATTAATATAATAAATTATAAACACACTACAAAATATGATGTTCCCATGTTTTCGATAAATCAAATTACTAGTATATTTTATCCAAAATATTTATTTATTTATAATAATCCAAATAATATTTATGAAGTTATAATTGATAAAGATAAACAAATAGTTCACACAAATGGACCTTTGATTAATTATGTTAAATATTATTTTAAAGAATATGATGATATTAATTTAATTTAATTTTAAAAAATGATTATTGATTACACTTCTATTACAATAAGTTTTATTATAATAATTTTATTTGTTTTTACACCAAGAACGCCTTCCTTTTTATTATTATTATTTATAATTATATATTATGTAATGTGTTGGTGGCATATTTATGATTTGCCGATAACAGATGTTTATATGACATCCTTTCCAATTTACTTATCAAGTAAAAACTATAAAATAATAAATAAATCTATATTAACTTTCGATTTATTTTTTACGGTATTTTTATTTGTAATTGTTATATTATTAAGTAGATTATATTAAAAATATAATATTTTTTATTCTATATAAAAATGTCGACAACATCAACCACGCAAACTGTTCCGGAAGCTCCAGTTGTTCAAAATATACCTTTTAATTTCTCAACATTTCAACCAACATATATAATTATTTTGATATTATGCTTTTTGGTTTTATTTATTTTGTTAATTTTGTTATGGCAAATAAGTTTTCCTAAATTTTGGAGTGGAATGATTTCTACTCCGTTATTTAAAAGAAGATAGAATTTTTGAAATTTTTAATATAAAGAAAAATATTTATTTATATTATTAAAATCATTTTAAATAATACTTAAAAATAAATGTCAGTTATTTTTTATGATTTTCCGGATTTTAATCCAAATTTAAAACCATTTGAAATGCTTCAAGCAGGAATTTTTGGCGGAACGTATTTTAGAGATATTTATTCATCAATAACAAAACAAAATTATAAAGATACATGGAAAGAATTACCCGATTTCTGGATTATAAATTTACCAGATAATTTTTATAAATCTAACATTTATGATGAAAATGTAAACAAATATAAAATTAAATGTGGAAGTGATTTAAGAATTTGGGAAAAAAATGGATGGATTAATGAACAAGATCCATATGGTTGGTTTCAATGGTATTGTAGATTTTATTGTGGACGTCGAACAGATGATGATGAAAGACAAATTAAAAGATGGATTCATATTGCCGGCCCGAAAGGTAGAATAAAAAAAAGATTTTTAAATGTTATAAATAAACAAAAAATTGAAGATGAAACATATAATCCAGCATTACGACAAACTTTGTTACATTGGGGTGTAATTTTTTAATTAGTTATATTAAATAATGATTCCATTGATTCAATGGAAATAATTTTATTAAATTTTTTTATTGAATGATATTATAAAATTTATTTTATTTACATACATTTTTTTTTGATTATTAAAAATAATGTTTTTATTGAAATTGAAAATAACTGCATCAGGAAAACAAAAATTTCGATCAACTAATAAGTCAAAACTGATTTCCCAATAATCACCATAATTAATACATGAAAATGAACTTATATCATTTATATATTTACATAAATAGTGTATAATATCAATTTTTGTATTACCATATTGATCTTCCATTTTAAAAATAATTAATGATTATTTTTAATATAAAAATTTTATAATTTTTAAATTTTATTTGAAAAATTTTTTTATATTAAAAAAGATTTTTATTTAAAGTAACTAAAATGAATAACTCCGAAGATGAATATTTTATTCGTTGGGTGAATCATAAAAATTATTGTATTGATATTATATCAGATTTATATAATAAAAAGGAATTGTATGATATTACAATTTTTGTTGAAGGGAAAAAAATTCAAGCTCATAAATTAATTTTATCCGCATGTTCTCTATTTTTTCGTCGATTAATCCACAATAATCCAAGTCCGAACTTGGTTATTGTTTTAATAGATATTTCATATGAAGATGCTAATATTCTTATTGATTTTTTTTATAGTGGTAAAATAAGAACATTTTATGCTAATATTAAAAAATTTTTAAAATTATTTGATAGATTTGAAATACAAGGTATTAATTATAAAACGGTAGAAACAAATTTATCAATTTCACCACCAATGCCAAATTTGTTTATATCAACATCCGCATCAATTTCACCTATGCCAAATATGTCTTCTGAACCAATACCAAATATGACTTCATCGATTTCATTAATGCCAAATATGTCTTCTGCACCAATACCAAATATGTCTTCTGCACCAATGCCAAATTTGTCTTCCGCACCAATGCCAAATATGTCTTCTGAACCAATGCCAAATATGTCTTCTGAACCAATGCCAAATATATCTTCTGCACCAATGCCAAATATAACTTCATCGATTTCATTAATGCCAAATACGTCTTCTGCACCAATACCAAATATGACTTCATCAATTTCACCTATGCCAAATATTTCTTCATTAATGCCAAATATGTATTCTACACCAATACCAAATACGACTTCATCAATTTTACCTATGCCGAATATTTCTTCATTGATTTCATTAATGCCAAATATGACTTCATCAATTTCACCTATGCCAAATATTTCTTCAACGATTTCACCTATGCCAAATATATCTTCTACACCAATGCCAAATACGACTTCATCAATTTCACTTACGCCAAATAATTCTTCAGCATTATTAACAAATATACTTTCAACATCTACATCAAATATATCTTTTGCACCTATTGAAAATGAATATTATAATTTATTATATAATTATGAAAATCTTATTCAATCAAAAAATTTTCCAGAAAATCAATCAAAAAAAAAGTTTGACGATTATAATTCATTTGAAAAATTGAATTATGAATCAAGTACTCAAATCTTAAATAAAGAATTAAATATTGAACAATCTACTACAAATAATATTAGATGTACGAGAAGCTCAAGTAAATCCGACATTAAAAAGCCATTTACATTTGATAATTGGCAAATTAATTTATTGGAAATGTTTTTTTCAAGATGTAAAATTCTAAATAAAGAAAAATTGATAATTTTAAAATCATTGACAAAGTTAAATGAAAATTATATAAAGTTATGGTATAAAAATAGAAGAAAAGAAATCAATAAAAATTAATTTTTATTGAATAATTTGAATAATTTTTATTCAAAGATAAATATAATTTTAAATTAAATTTAAAATATTTAAAATGTTAAATTTTTCAACATTAATTATTTAAAGACCATTTATAATTT